TGATGCGGTTCTCAGACATCATTTGCCACACACTGTAAAGACCACTCTCTACGGCATTATTGGCTAACGTAATGTCGAGTCCGTGTTTGCGATACATGCTCAGAAGCTGTTGCCCGTCAGTCTGAGCGCGGCCTCGGGAGGCAGGGTCGATGACTCCGGGGATCTCTCCACGAGACTTGATGGCTTCAGCGTGCAAAATGGGCTCTGCCTGGCCTCTGTAATACTCGTTGTAGAGGAAAGTGACACCACTGTCGGGGTTGGTAGCGCCCCAGACAACTGCAGTGCGATTCCAGCCTACGTCCATGCCAAAGCAGCGTTTCCAGTGCTCAGGAATCGGGAACTCAGGGACGACGAGTTCACTCTCAGGCACAGGGTAGATGGCTCCGGCACCGAGTTGTGGAACGCCTTTGGAACGGGCATCGCGTTGAAAAGGCGGGATGGATGCCCAGAGTTCTTCCTTTTGTTGCTTAGTCAGGTGCGGGACATCGTCCCAAGTAGCCATCCCAACGTATTTACTGCCACTAGAGTGCTCTTGAACTTCACCATTGGGAAGGAACGACATGACAGTCTCACTCATCCCCATCAGAGGCGTGAAGGTGAGCATGGTCATCCCGTTGTTGGTCATGGTACGGAGAAGACACTCTGTGTAGACGTCCAGAGGTGGTTCTTCGTCGAGCCAGATGACATCCTGTTCAGAGCCTTGGAAGGCTTCCCGTCTTTGGTCGTAGGACTTGAAAGTCAGACGGGATTCGCCACCAGAGGCGTGTCTGACAGAGATCGTCTCGATTGCGTCTGCAACGCCGGCCTTGGCAGTAGTGCGTACAAGATCTGCCTTGGGAATCAGCCCAGTTCCAAACTCCCCCGGAGGCCCAAGCAGCTTCATCTGCAGAATGTCACGAGTCGTCTTGCCGGTGTCCCCTGCCGCCCAGGCACTGATGGGTTGGTCAAACTTCCTGCCCTCCCACCAAGCAGGATACTTGCCGGTCATATGCAGCACCATCTCGTATCCACCAATCGACTCAGTCTTCCCGATACGGTTGGCAGCCATCATCAGCCGCTCTCTGTACGTCTTGCCGGCAGCGAAGTAGGCAAGGTGCTTGGGGTACAGGTCACGTTTCAGTGGACCGTCATCAGGGAAGTAGCCAGAGATCTTGCGCTCCTTCTTACGCCTAAGCGTCTCCTCCAGCAGGAGGGCTAGTTCGAGCTTCTTGTCGATGGAGTCGAGGATGTCGCTCATGGTTAGGCAAAAAACATCTGCTCTTTGTCCTTGGGCTGGCGACAAACATAGTCAGCAATGGAGTCGTTTCTGGGAGCTGGGTTGCTCCTTGCCCATGCTTCCAGTCCTTTAGTTTGCGTGCGATCTCCACGGGACCAACCTGTGCCGTCACACGATTCAACGCCTAAGTCTTCCAAGTAACGAAGTTTGTCAGGAGCGTTGCAGCGCAACAGGTGAACCCGCTCAAACGCATCTGCCCACATCTCTATGGTGTCCCACTTCCACTCTGTAGAACCACCTACGGCAATGACATCAGGAAGCGGGTTGAGTGTTTTGACGATGTCTACTGTCATCCCGTTCTGGACTGCCAACGCCAAAGGAATCCCGTTCTCTTTTACGATCCCAGCGTACTGCGACCATTTCGCAATAGTTGTCTCGTGACACCCTGGCCGGTCTGGAACGATTGCCCATCTGGGCCTCTGAGACTGACTCGCTGCCCAAGTCACTAGACACCTCCAGTCGTACTCGCTCCATTTGGCTTCGTTGAAGGTGTTGTCCTTTGGGTTCCATGCAGAAAATGCACCGTTGTCTAAGGCATATGGAAACCAAGGCCAAGGTCCACGTTGAGCACCGGGACTAAACAAGTGACCAAACTTGCCTGTCTCTCTGGCAAGACAATGCCAGAACCAACCACTAGAATTTGCAGGCATTACAATCATACAAAGAGAAAGCCCCGGACATCTGCACACACAGAGCCGGGGCACACCCACCCAAACCGCCAGTCGCACACCAGTGGTTTCGGTTGAGCAGAAGAGTTAGCACAAGAGTGTTGAAAGTGTCAATCATACTTTCATCACTAAAACTTTATACTCCACTCCATCATCAATTCCTCCTTCTAGTTCAAAAGAGAACTCTTCGTAGTCCATGTCTCTCTTGATGGCATCGAGAAGGAGTGCGTAAGCCAGCTCAGTGGCTTTCTCTGGTGGTTCAGCGGGTTCTAAGTCCATGAAAAGAGTTGGCTGTCTCTCCAGCCTGTCACGCCCATTGACTCAGCGGCGTTCCCGATTCGGCGTCCCGAAAGTGTCTAGTCTCTCCCAGTGTCACACCACTTCACCACACCCACGCGAAGCGTAAGCTAGGTGCTCTGCGGCATGGAGCCACAGGCAGGTGTCGCGAAACCAGACTAAGCAGCAGCACTAGAACCTGCAAAGGTCTCTACCAAAGTCTTACCGATAGGAAGCTCAGGATGATCTTTCAGTGGGTCAAGCTGTGCCGGCTTCAAGCTCTCAAGCAAGCCCTCCACAGTAGCCTTCACCTCCTCCAAAGCAGCCCTCTGCAATTCCACCTTCTTCGCCAAAGTGTTCCTCTCCCTCTTAGGCTTCTCAATCCGTGCACGAAGCTGTTCAACATGCCAGGCTGCCTTGAGTGCTGCCGAGACTGATTTCTTCAGAGCTACCACTTCTGGTGCTCCTGCTTTTCTAGTTCTCTTACGAGTAGTGTTTTCCATACGAGAAAGAGCGATAGCAGTAAGAGAGAAGTCTGCAACAAGAAAAAGAGAGATAGGGAGACGGTCCCGAAAAAGGACAGGCCCTATGGGGTGACCAGGAGTAGCCCGGCTGGGGTGATGGCACCCTTCAGTACTATCAGTACTATTAGTACTAATAGGGACGTGTCCCTATTTTTTAAGCACAACCAGAGAGATAGTTGTGTGAAGTAAGAGAGCCCTACAAGGCTGTACAGAGAGCTTTAGGTACAGACTGGTCCCCGAAAAGAGAGAGGGGGGTAGAAGGGGCGTATAGAGCGAAGGAAGGGGTGTGTAGGGAGCACTGAGCTGTACACAGAGAGGCTGTACCTAGCTGTACACACAGAGGGAGCACGAAGCTGTACACACAGGTAGCACTGACTGGTTGTAGGGAGGGACTGGACAGTCTGGGTAGGGACCTCGACTTCTCTCTTAAAAGGAACCGGCCTGGGGGTGACGACCGGGTGCCCACCACTACAGGTTGTGGTCGAGCTTAGTCACACCACTACAGGTTGTGGTTTGCCTATCAAACTGCCCTTCACACTGCCCCTTTGCCCCTGCTTTTAAGGTGAATCGAAGTAGTAGTTCGATTCCCTTTTGCCCTTCCTACAGAGTAAACCGCCCCAGTTTGTCACGGTGAATCGCTGAAACGTGACAAATAACGTGACAACCTAGTCTGACACGGGCGGGACAACCTCAGCCTGAACCTCAATCGCAGGCTGTGCAGTACTGGCGAGTCCGAGACGCTGAGCATCAGCGAGGGCTCTTTGTGTTCTGGCTTCAAGCTGCGCGTCTGTGAGCTCTGTTAGTGCAGCCAAGAGAGGGCTGCCGTCTGCGTTTGCTAGTTTGGTTGGCAAGAGCTTTCCGAGTAGGGCACAAAAGGTTCGTGGATCAGAGCGTCCAACGTGGACGAGATAAGAGGCCCCGCCTAATTCGTCGAAGGCGTGCTCGATAGCTTCGCGGATGGATACGGTCAGTTTGTTCACCGTTCCTTTTTGCCTTCCGGTGACACGTTCACCGGGACGAAACAACGTAGCTTTCTGCGCTTCGGTCATCTTCCCTTTCTACTCCCTTTGTTAGCGAATTCAACCCGTCCCCTCAAACCTGATCACCACCCCCACAAAAAAAACTAAAAAAACCACTAAACTCCCCCAACTCCCCAGCCGATTACCTTAGTATGCAAACAACACCCACCCTCTACTGGTCCCAGAAACTCGAACTAGCTCAAGCTCAACTCGCAACCTTCGAGTCTTGGGACGCCTTGAACCCAATGAAGCTCACCTGTGTGAGCTTCGCAATGCGTGACATCGCCGAAGCCAAGCAAAAGCTCGCCAGTGCAGAACGCACTGAAGCCGCCAAGGCTAAAGCCGCAGCTTTCAGCGCTTTGCCTTGGTACAAGAGACTCTTTCGCTCTGCTTAATTCCCTCACCACGAGAAGGTCCGATCCCTTCTCCCTTACCCAACCCAAACCAACCCAACCCCAACAAACCCATGCAAACCCAAAAAACCCCTGAGCCCTGTCTCTCTTGCCAACACGAAACCCACTGGAAAGAAACAGGTTGTTGGCCATCTAAAGAAGCCAAAAGCCACTGGATTCTAT